ATATTACAGCAGGAGCTATTTTTCCACTAGACTATTACGCACTCACTCCTTTTGCAAATAGTTTTCTTCAGTTTTTAGGTTTTTCATTTGTAATTACAACTCCTGCTATATTTACAAATATTCTTCTTGGAATATTTGCAATAATAGAGCTAACATCTATTAATGAAAACTGGTTTGATATTTCTGGTAATAATGTTTTAAAAACAGCATTTAATACAGTAAAAAAAATAAAAGATGGACTGAAAAAAGTATCGGATACCTATAAAGACATTAAAAACTAATGAAGCTAGACACTACAAAAATCGTACAGGAAAGACTATCAAGTGATCAGTATTTTGCTGAAGATAGCCCTAAGACTCAAATATATCTCCACCATACAGCGGGGGGCGGTGATGCCGTTGCGGTGTCAAAGTATTGGAACAGCAACGACACTAGAATAGCTACTGCATTTATTATTGGAGAAAGAGGAACAATAGTTCAATGTTTTTCATCTAGGCATTGGGCTTGGCACCTAGGTATAGACTCTGAAGACTTTGTCAAGAACGGAGCTAAATATCAAAACTTAAATAAGTTATCCGTTGGTATTGAGGTGTGCAACTGGGGTCCACTAAAGCTTAAAGACGGAAAGTATTATAACTACGTAAACAAATCTGTTGACCCTTCAATGGTTACTAAACTAGAAAGGCCATACAAGGGATATACCTATTGGTATAAATATACTGACGCTCAAATCGAAAGTTTAAGACAATTGGTAGAGTATTTATGTGAAACATATAACATACCCAAAGAGTACAGAAAAGAAATCTTTGACATTGATAAGAACGCATTCAAAGGCACTCCAGGTATATATACACACAACTCTGTAAGAAAAGATAAGAGCGATATATATCCGTGTCCTAGAATGATTGAAATGTTACAAAAACTATGAAGTTTAGGAATCATTGGTTAAAAGAAATTTGGGGAAACTTGAGCTTAAGAATAACTATTGGTCCCATTAGATTGTTTGCTATTGACATAGACATGTACAGAAATTTTTATTCGATTACTTTTATTAACTTTACACTTAGAAACAGATGAGTAAAAAAATTTTAGAGGCGAGTAAAATAGAAAAAAAACACGTTGAAAGGCCTGGCGTACACGCTAAGACAAAGACTTCTTTTCTAAAAACCTCAAAAAACTATAAGAAAAAATATAAAGGACAAGGACGATGAAAGCAGGAAACTATCAAACTAAAACTCCAAGCGTAAATGACTTGTTGTTTGGAACAAAAAATTCTACAGGTGATACAGTTAACTTCAAGGTACAGGACGTTGTTAACCTAACTCAAGCTCCAGAGATTGATTCTACTGCAACTCTTACAAATTATACTATTTCAAATATTAATACATACTTTACTGGTACTCCAGCAGGCGGAGCATTTGCTATAACAATGCCAACGGCCAGCTCAAATATTGACGGATTAAAATATGTTATAATGTCTACGGTTACTAGACCATCAACAACTTGGATTACACCAGGAGCATCAATAGTTGGAGCTCCATCTACATTAACGGCCAATACACCAGTATGCTTTCAGTACAATAATGCTAATACTACTTGGTATATATCAATGTAATTTGTCCCAAATATTTGTTATATTTGTGACGAAATAATTTTAAATTAAATACAATGGAAGAAAAGAAAATCACTCAAGAAGAGTTAGAAAAGCTTAGATCTTTAAATCAAACTTACAGAGATCTTAAATTTCAAATCGCTGACATCGAGGTTTCGTTTGAACGAATGAAGAGCCAAAAGATGGCATCATTAGCTAATCTAGAAACATCTGCTTTTGACTTATCGCAGTTTCAAGATGAGTTAGTGTCTAAATATGGAGACATTAAAATCAATCTTCAAACAGGTGAATATAATTAGAAAAATATCGGTAGGCCCTGACTACATGAAGTCTATGCATTACGTAGTTGGACAAGAAGTTCTTAGAGGAAATGGTTCTATAGATACAATTCTCATGGAGTCTGATTCATCTATATCTATATATATACTTAATCAAGACAAGGAGATTGTTAAGTGGAAAAGTTTCTCTTCCTCAATGCCTGTATCTATTGAGTATAATATAGATTTCTAATGAAGTCTCCATATCATTTTATAATAAAGCCTTACAACAATAATCGTTATGATAACGTTCGTAAGTATGGAGATATTGACTTTGTAGTAAGCACGTCACAGGAAGACCACACCGTTTCTAATAGACTTGGTGTGGTTGTTTCTGTCCCAATAAATTATGATGGACCAATTAAAAATGGAGATCATGTTATTGTTCATCACAATGTGTTCAAGTTCTATTACGACATGAAGGGTAATCAAAAGAGCAGCTGGCATCATTTGTTTGATGATTACTTCATTATAGAGCCTGATCAGTTATATCTATATAAAGACCCAAATGGTGATTGGATGTCTCCATATCCATATTGTTTTGTTAGGCCCATAAAAAACCAAGATAAAATTATATCAAGTACTGGGTCTAGAGAAGACTTGTGGGGGGAGCTAGTGTACTTTAACGATGCGTTGATGGACGTTAGTAAGGGAGACATTGTTGCGTTTTCTCCAGATAGCGAATATGAATTTAGAATAGATGACGAGATTCTTTACAGGATGTACAACAAGAATATATGTCTAAAAAAATAGAGCTAATACAGGCGGCAAAGGTAGCTGTTGATGAGCTTATTAAAGTGCTAAGAGAGCCAATAATAACTCACGCAGAAGATGATATATCTGCCGATAAATTAAAGAATGCAGCCTCAGCAAAAAGGCTTGCTTTTGAAGATGCTTTATATATGTTAGGAAAGATTGACGAGGAGGAAAATAAAGATACGCAACAACCTGTTGCTCAAATAGACTTTGGCAAACATGGTTTTGCCGAGGGAAAGGCAAAAATAAAAAATGGAAAATAATCTATACACAGTTCTTGAGGATTACGTAAGTAAATCAATAGTTGTAAATAAAAACAAAAGAAAGAACTGGGAGTATGGTTACAATAAAGAATACGACCTTGTCGTTATATCAAAAGACGGAACTATAGGAGACATATATAATATATGTGGCTTAAAGGTTGCGTTGCCATCGGTTCCCGATAAGGTTGAAGATAGAGGTTCAAGATGGGCCTCTAAAGAATATCCCAAAGAACTTCAACGAATTAAAACAATATTTGACTGGAACAGAAAAGACAATGTGTTTAAGGGTCAGTATGTAGACTACATAGAGAAGGAGTTCGACAGAAGGGAAAATGGTTTTTGGTTTATAAATAACAAAATACCTACGTACATAACTGGAACTCATTATATGTATTTACAGTGGACCAAAATTGATATTGGTCTTCCAGACTTTCGAGAGTCTAACAGAATATTCTACATATACTGGGAGGCGTGCAAGGCAGACAATAGGTCTTTTGGAATGTGTTACTTAAAGAACAGGCGTTCTGGTTTCTCGTTCATGAGTTCTGCTGAGTCGTGTAATACTGGCACAATAGTAAGAGACTCTCGTATTGGAATACTATCAAAAACAGGTAGCGATGCAAAAAAGATGTTTACAGATAAGGTTGTACCTATTATCAGGAATTATCCTTTTTTCTTTAAGCCTATTCAGGACGGTATGGACAATCCAAAGACTGAGTTGGCGTTTCGGGTCCCAGCTAGTAAGATTACTAGAAAGAACATGGACGAAGAAAAGACTGAGGATATTGAAGGACTAGACACGACAATAGACTGGAAGAATACTGCCGACAACAGCTATGACGGTGAGAAGCTTTTGCTTTTAGTGCATGACGAAAGTGGTAAATGGGAAAAGCCAGAAAACATATTAAATAACTGGAGAGTTACCAAGACTTGCTTAAGGCTTGGCGCTAAGATTATAGGCAAGTGCATGATGGGATCTACATCAAATGCTCTTCCAAAAGGAGGAGAGAACTTTAAGAAACTATATAACGATAGCAATATATCACAAAGATCAGCAAACGATCAAACAAAGAGTGGACTGTATTCTTTGTTTATACCTATGGAG